GCTGAACCAGAAGCTGAACCAGAAGCTAAAACTGGTGATGAGGAACTAGATTCGTACAGCAAGGGCGTACAGAGCCGAATCAAAAAACTTACGGAAAAGTACCGTCAAGAAGAGCGAGACAAGGCCGAAGCACTTAGGGTTTCTCAAGAACTTCTTGAAGAAAACAAAAAGTTAAAGTCGCGTGTTCAGGCTTTGGATACAGGGTATTTGTCTGAGTATGGCACACGCTTGCAGTCGCAAACTGAAGCCGCAAAACGTGCGTACAAAGAAGCCTACGACGCAGGCGACAGTGATAAAATGGTAGAGGCTCAACAAGCTCTGTCTAATATTGCGGTAGAAACACAGCGGTACAATACCGCTAAACTCCGTGCAGAACAGCAAGCAAAAGCACAAGTTGCACAGCCTCAACAACCTGTACAACAGCAAGCGCAACAACAACCTGTACAACAGCAAGCACAGCCAGACCCTCGTGCTATGGCGTGGAAAGACAAAAATACTTGGTTCGGTGAAGACAAAATTATGACAGCTGCGGCATTTGCACTTCATAATCAACTTACTGAAGAAGAGGGGTTTGACCCGAACACCGAAGAGTATTATAGTGAGGTTGATAGCCGTATGCGGAAAGAGTTCCCGCATAAGTTTCAAACGGCTAAGAAATCGGGTGGAGGAAGCCAGGTCGCTTCTGCTAGTTCCTCCGCATCCCGCAGTAATAAACAGGGGCGCAGGTCGGTCAAGTTATCGCATTCACAGGTCGCTATTGCGAAGAAACTGGGCGTACCTCTTGAAGAATACGCTAAATATGTGAAGGAGTAACAATATGACTGAAACAAGAACTTCTCGAAAGAGTCAGACTCGCGAAACTGAAACGCGCAGAAAACCATGGGCACCGCCCAGTCACCTTGAAGCACCTGAAGCCCCAGAGGGTTTTGTGCATCGTTGGATTCGAATCTCTATGCGTGGTGAGGAGGACAAAATGAACGTCCACGCCAAGCTACGTGAAGGATGGGAACCCGTCCGTGCAGATGAGTATCCACACTATGAAGCTCCTGTCATCGATGATGGCAAATATCAGGGAGTGATTGGACAAGGCGGACTGATGTTGTGTCGTATACCTGAAGAGACAGCGCATGAAAGAAACGTGTATTACGGGGGCCGAACCCGCGAACAAATGACTGCTGTGGATCAGGACTTGATGAAGGAACAACATCCTTCAATGCCGATAAATTCAAGTCGGCAAAGTCGTGTAACCTTCGGAGGCCGTGAACGCGACTCCGATTAATATAGAGGATTGCTACTATGGCAAACACTAACGGTGCATTCGGACTTCGTCCGATTGGAGTAGTCGGTCAGGCTGCTAACACTACTGGTGCGACCGAGTATCGTATTGCCTCTGGAAACACTAACGCGATCTATCAAGGTTCTCCTGTAATCCCGCTATCAACTGGCTTTATTGACGTTGTTGGCGCGGCTGCGGGTGGCTCTGTAGGTCTTGTAGGTGTCTTCTGGGGTTGTGAGTACGTTTCGTCCACTACTGGTGAGAAAATATTTTCTAATTACTGGCCCGGTTCTGGCGCGGATTCTAACTTTCCCGTCAAAGCCTTCGTGTATGACAACCCAATGCAGACATTTGTTATCTGTTCAGACGCTTCACTAACTAGCGAAGCAACTGCACGAGGACATGTGTTCGCAAACGCAAACTTTGCTACGGGTGCTTCTGGTTCAACAACCACTGGTATCTCATCAGCTAAGTTGGGTGTTAGCACAATCGCTGCCACAGCTGCATTGCATCTCCGTATCATCGGTATTCAAGATGATCCTGAGAACAGTGACTTCACAGCTGCGGGTATTCCTTTAATTGTTCGATTGAATAACAGCTTCAATTCACCAAATGGTGCGATTGTAGCCGGAACTCCATCGACTACTGGCGTATAAGGAGACTGACTTATGGCTATATCTCGCGCACAACTAGCGAAAGAGTTGGAACCAGGTCTCAACGCCTTGTTTGGTATGGAGTACAATCGGTACGAAAACCAACATGCAGAGATCTATACAACAGAATCTTCTGATCGAGCATTCGAAGAGGAAGTGATGTTGTCTGGTTTCGGAGCGGCACCAACTAAATCAGAAGGTGGCGCAGTAAACTTTGACGACGCTAACGAAGCATACACTGCTCGTTACAACCACGAAACAATAGCGTTGGCATTCTCAATTACTGAGGAAGCTATCGAAGACAATCTATATGATCGTCTTGGTTCACGTTATACTCGTGCGTTGGCTCGTTCAATGGCACACACAAAGCAAGTTAAGGCCGCTGCGGTTCTTAACAATGCATTTACCGCAGGCGCATCCGCAGGCGGTGACGGCGTTGCTTTATGTGCGACTAACCACCCACTTACAAGTGGTGGCACGTTTGCCAACGAACCTGCAACTGCTGCTGACTTGAACGAAACATCTCTTGAAGATGCTTTGATCAACATTGCAGGTTTTGTTGATGAGCGTGGTCTTAAAGTTGCATTACGTGGTTTGAAACTAATCATCCCACGTCAGTTGCAATTTGTTGCAGAACGTCTGATGGTATCTAACCTTCGTGTTGGTACAGCGGACAATGATACAAACGCACTAAGATCTATGGGTATGTTGCCTGATGGTTATGCCGTCAACGACTTCCTAACAGATCCTGATGCGTTCTTTATCATGACAGATGCTCCTCGTGGAATGATCCACTTTGAGCGTACTCCGCTATCCACTAACATGGAAGCAGACTTCGACACAGGCAACATGCGCTTTAAAGCTCGTGAGCGTTACAGCTTTGGATTCTCAGATCCACGTTGTGTATTCGGTTCACCTGGAGCGTAAACTGTGATATAAGGAGGAACTACCTCCTCCGTGATAGGGGCGACTTCGGTTGCCCCTTTCTTTTTGTTTAAAAGTTCTGTACACTTAGTTTATCCCTGACAGTCGTATGGTGCGGCTGACTAACCCAAGACAGGAGATAGACATGGGTACAACAACTTTTTCAGGCCCGATTAAAGCGGGAACAATCAGAAATACTACTGGTACAACTCTTGGAAGCGACGTTGCAAACGTCGGTCAAGTTGTAATGTCTCAGACATTTGCAGCGGATCTATCAAATGGTGCGATTGCAGCAGACACTACATCGGTAGTTATTCCTGCAAACTCTCAGATAATTGACTGTGTGATTGACGTTATTACAGCGGCAAGTGGAGCTACTAATTTGAGTGTTGGAGACACCGTTGGCGGTGCAACATCTATCCTTAACACATTTGCTATTGGAACAACTGCGGGTCGTAAATATCCGACTACTCAAGCAGGTGCGGCATTAGCGTGGGAAGACACTGGAACAGCGGACATTCGTTTAACGGTAACTAACTCTGCTGCAACAAGTGCGGGTGAAGTTCGCGTTACTATTTTGTATGCTCAAAACAATAACCTTGGCTAATAGGAGGGCATTATGGCTGCTTCTATTTCTGCAAAGACAGCTACGGCGACTGGCACATTACAGGGTGGTCGAACTAGGTTAAAAGCGTTTTATGTAAAGACTGCTTCTAGTGGCTCCCCCGCTGTTGTGTTCAAGAATGGTTCGAGTGGTGCAACGTTATTGTCCATGGTGTTTCACACGAGTGATGATAACCAGATTACTATTCCAGATCATGGTATGATTTTTAGCGATGAGTGTCATGTGACGCTCACCAATGTTGATTCAATCACTGGATTCTTTGGTTAAAGCAACGGCGGTGTAAAAGCCGCCGTTTTTTCTGAGGATAAGATGGCTAAGATCGATAAAGATAAAATGAAGTGCAACAAGCCAAAACGTCAGGTTTCTGGTGGTAAAAAGTTTGTTGTAAAAGCATGTGACAAGGGTAAAGAAAAGATAGTCAGATTCGGGGACGCCAATATGACTATTAAGAAATCAAACCCAAAACGTCGTAAGTCTTTTCGCGCCCGTCATGGTTGTGACAAAGGTACATTGGATAAACTAAAGGCCAGATACTGGTCATGCAAAATGTGGTAGTAAGATGAGTAAAACAGTACAAACACTATTGTTAGGCGCGGTTGTAACATTAGGAACTGGTGGTGTAGCATGGATGGTTTCTACTCTTATATCGGTTGATAAAAGAACAGAGGTCATGGATGTTAAAATAGATCACCTTGTTGATGCTGTTGAAGACATAAAAGAAAGGCAGTTTAGTTTTGATAAGCAGGGCACAAACCTCATTCCAAGTATCCAAGCCTCCATCAAAGAGGATAACTAATGGCAAAAAAGAAAACCAAAAAAGACGCTTGTTATCACAAAGTAAAAAGCCGTTACAAGGTATGGCCCTCCGCTTACGCTTCGGGGGCGTTATCAAAGTGCCGCAAGGTGGGCGCAAAAAACTGGGGAAACTCTACTAAGAAAGCCACTGGTGGTTTGATTGCAGCGGTAGATAATCCCAAACGTCCGGCTCGTAATCGTTATACAGATGGAGGCATGATAGCTTCGGGGTGCGGACAAGTTGAGGAATCTAGACGCAAGAGGACAAAGATAGTCTGATGGCTAAGAAAAAGAAAAACTCTTTACGAGAATGGTTTGGTCAAAACGATGGTAAAGGGTGGGTGGACTGTAAGACAGGCAAGCCCTGTGGTCGCCAAAAAGGAGAAAAACGACGGAGTTATCCTGCCTGTCGCCCTACTATGGCACAATGCACGTCTGCTGCAAAGAAAAAGAAGTCATCAAAAAGAATTAGTTGGAAGAATAAAAAAGCCACTGGTGGTTTAGTGAGGGTATTTTGATTCGTGAGTGGGCAGAAGAATTAGCAAAACCATCGGAGTACAACAACGGTGTTGCTTCGTGCCCTTTTGCTTTGGAAGCTTTTGTAAAAAACGAAGTAAAGACCGTCATCACACATAACTTGTGGTCTGATGTTTTGCACGAGTGTGCAAGTTTTCATAAAAATAAACATAAAGTTTGTATGTTTTTTGACTACGAGTATTCAGATGATTATGAGACTTTAGAAAAACAATGCATGACTCTAAATAACTTTTTTTCAGAATCCAAATTAGATCTATGGCTCCTTTCTTATATGGGAGAAGAAGCGGTAGTATTTGTACAGCGTTGGAGTGAACTTGAAAATGCTGCTGCAAAACTTGAAAAACTAGGTTATTATAAGAATTACGACCCTGACGATTACAAACGTCATATTTTAATGCGTAGAAAAAGGAGTGCTTGATATGCCAGGAATGATGCGCGGTAAGAAGAAAATGATGCGTGGTGGTTCAGTTAAAACTGGAGCCAAAAAGAAAATGATGCGCGGCGGCGCGGTGAAAGCCAAGCCCGTAAAAATGATGCGCGGCGGTAAGGTAAAGGCTAAGAAGTGATGGAATCGATTAGCAAATCCAAAGAACCAGGGTTAGCAGCTTTAGCTAAAGAAGCTCCTGCCGTGGTTAAAAAAATGGGAAAAGATCCCAATAAAATTAAAATGATGCGTGGTGGCGAGGTTAAGTTTGGTCACGGCGGAAAAGTTGGTGGATGTAACACTAATGTCCAGATGTCTGGACTAAAGATGGGGACTGATCACTAATGGCAACTTCAGGTTCAAGAGACTTTAACCTCGATGTAGCAGAGGTAATCGAAGAAGCATACGAGAGGTGTGGACTAGAAGTTCGCACGGGGTATGATGCTAAGACGGCTCGTAGGTCTATGAATCTGATGTTTGCAGACTGGGCTAATCGTGGTCTCAACTTGTGGACGGTGAAAGAAGCTGATTTTACCGTCACACAAGGCACTTCTTCTTATACGTTAGCAGCAGATATAGTTGATGTTTTGGATGTGGTTGTTCGTCGTGATAGCACAGACTATGAGATAGAACGTATTAGTCGCGGTGATTACGCAACACTTCCAAACAAATCTACTCAAGGTAGACCAAGTCAGTTTTGGTTAGATCGACAGATTACTCCTGTGATGTATCTGTGGTCTACTCCTGAAAACTCTACTGATCAAATTCGTTATTATTATGTACGAAGAATAGAAGATGCTGACGCTCTTGTTAATACTACTGACATGCCTTTTCGTTTTTATCCTTGTATGGTGGCGGGGTTAGCCTACTACATGGCGATGAAACGAGCACCAGACCGTATTCAGTTGTTGAAGACGGTATATGAGGAAGAGTTCCAACGTGCAGCGGACGAGGATCAAGGTCGAACACCTTTGAAGTTACAGCCTAGTTTAAGTTATCTGAGGGTCTAATGGCATACGCTAGTGGCAAACATGCTTATGGTATATCAGATCGATCAGGTCGCCGTTACCGTCTTCGTGACATGAAGACAGAGTGGACTGGCGCAAAAGTCGGTCCTGATGAGTTTGAGCCAAAGCATCCACAGTTGTTTCCACCGAGAGCGTTTCCAGACCCACAGGCATTACGCGGTCCCAGACCAGAAACAGGGTTATCAGAACAACGATCTATTCAATATGGATATAATCCTGTAGGATTTAAAGAGATTCCAGGGGTTACTCCTGCAAACAATTTAGTTGCGATAGGTTCTGTTGGCACGGTTATAGTAAATGTAATTGGTGCTCAAGTTTCTCTTACAGGAGTAGCGGGTTCTGGTGAAATTGGTAGCGTAACCGTAACTGATGATGCAGAGACTTTCGATAGTACATCAGTTACATTAGACTCAACATCACAGACATTTGACGAAGGATAAAAGATGGCAAAACAAACGGTAGGTATTGGCTCATCTGCAAATGACGGAACAGGGGATACCCTTCGTGCAGGTGCGGATAAAATAAATGACAACTTTAATGAGATTTATGCTGCATTAGGTAACAGTTCTAATGTTCTTACTGATATAATTGATTCAAATGGTTTATTTGATGTTAGCTCTGGCGCAAACAAGATTGTATTTTATTATGCAGCTTTAACTGATCTCCCTAGTGCCTCTACATATCATGGCGCTGTGGCTCATGTTCATGCGACTGGCGGATTGTATTTTGCACATGGTGGAAATTGGATTAGACTAAATGACGAAGTGTCTGGCCCTATGACAACTTATGTAGCGGGTACTAATGGTTCATCTGCATATACATTTACTGGCCCCGGCGCTACGTCTGGAGATAATCCAAACTTTACTTTTTATAAGGGTCATACTTACCTTATTGATAACACTGCAAATGTATCGAGTCACCCTTTGCAAATTAGAACATCTGATGGAGGTTCTGCTTTCACTACTGGGGTTACAGAAAACTACAACTCTACTACAGGATTAACACAGTTTATTGTTCCCCATGAACCTTCAGATACAACCCTAGTCTATCAATGTACTGTGCATTCTGCTATGGTTGGTAATATAACAATAGTGTGACATCATGAGCTTTACATACGCACAACTTAAAACAGCGATTCAAGATTATACGGAAAACACAGAAACTTCTTTTGTGACTAATCTTCCCATATTTATACGACAAGCTGAAGAACGTATTTTAAAAAATGTTCAACTTAGCTTGTTTCGTAAAAATGTGACGGCAACAACAACAGCAACAAACAAATATTTAACTTGCCCTTCTGATTTTTTAGCACCGTTTTCTTTAAGTTTAGCGGGAACAGATGGCGATAAGTTTTTTGTTGACTTTAAAGATCCAAGTTTTTTACAGACGTATACTCCTGACTCTACTACAACAGGTGCTCCAAAATACTATGCACAGTTTGATGTAGATCACTTTTTATTTGCGCCTACACCAGATGCTGCATATACTGCTGAACTTCATTATTTTTATCGTCCTGCCAGTTTGACTGCCGGAGTAGATAGCGGAACTACTTGGTTAAGTGAAAACGCTGAAATGGCTATGTTGTATGGATCATTGATCGAAGCATACATATACATGAAAGGTGAACAAGATGTGATGGCAATGTATGCCTCAAGATTTCAAGAAGCAATTACAGGTGTAAAAATGCTTGGAGAAGCTAAAGAGACTACAGATGAATATCGCACAGGAAAAGTAATAAGGGTTAAACAATAATGTTTAAGATAGATATAAATGTACCACAGTATGAATCTTTAGTAG